TAACGAAAGCCACGGGGATTGAAGCCCTTGTAAAATTCATTGGTGGGGAAGATTGCGGATGTACGGAACGAAAGGAAAAATTGAACAAGATATTTCCTTATCGCAAACCATTGTGCATGACGGAACACGAATACGAATGGTTTACACATTTTAAGAGTGTGAACAACACGACATTGGCCCCAATGGAAGCGGATAAAATCGCGGTGATGTGGTCAAGGATATTCCAAAGCAAACGAATCCAAAAACCATGCAGTTGCAACCCAAAGGCATGGCAAACCATGATAAATGAGTTAACCCAGGTTTATGAAACTTACGAGAAACCTTTGTGATTGTTGCGATAACAATAAAGAATCAACCAAAGAATTAATCAACGAAACGGGGCCAATGATTGAACCCAACCAAATTTATATGTGTACAAAATGCAGAATACAATTTCAAGACCGAGCAAAATGGGGGCCATGGTTGACCGCAGTAAAACAACTGCAAAGCAATACGCCGTAATGATTTTACGCGATGATTACCATTACACATTCCGAGCAATTGGAGAACGAATGGGAGTATCGGAATCGGTGGCGTTTAGGTTATACGAAAAGGGAATCAACAATGAAAAAACATACAAAAATTTATTTGAATTATTTTGGGTATGATACAACCGATTTTATCCCGTGCGAAGTTTGTGGAAGCCAGGCCGTTGACATACACCACATTGAATGCCGTGGCATGGGTGGAAGCAAGGAAGCCGATAAAATTGAAAACCTACAAGCCCTTTGCAGAAAATGCCACATCCAATTTGGGGATCAAAAACAACACAAAGATTTTTTAATTATCACGCACCAAATAAAAATGAACAAATGATACAAATCGTTAAAACAAAAGACATTATCGCCAATGAGAATAATCCCAGGGTGATAAAAGATGACAAATTCCGTAAATTGGTACAATCAATTAAGGACTTCCCACAAATGTTGAACCTCCGCCCGATAGTCGTGAATGATGAAATGGTAGTTCTTGGCGGCAATATGCGTTTACGGGCCGTGCAAGAAGTTGGGTTGAAGGAAGTGGCCATCATTAAGGCATCCGACCTAACCGAAGAACAACAAAAAGAGTTTATCATTAAAGACAATGTGGGTTTCGGAGAATGGGATTGGGATGTATTGGCCAATGAATGGGAACCAGAGTTGTTGAGTGAATGGGGGTTGGATGTTTGGCAACCATCGGATGTAAGTTTGGATGATTTTTTCAGCCAAGACAATTCAAAAGAAGAAGATGACAAACCAACTGCAAACACAATTACATTAGAATATACCGAGGAGGATTATGACAAAGTAATTGAAGCGTTTAATAAATTAGGTGGCAGCAAAGAAAAAATTGTATTCGATTTGCTTAAATGTCAATAAAATAAGAATGTCGTAAACGATATGAAAAAGCAAGTAATCGCACAGATAACAATTGAGGGCTTTCATAATTACCCCAATGCCCCCAAGAAAGTTAATTTTTTACAATTTCCCCATCGCCATCAATTTGTAATTAAAGTTGGGTATGAGGTGGAAGACCTTAATCGGGAAAAGGAAATTTTTATTGCCAGGGACGAAATTGAAAACTACATCAACGAAGCATACGGATCACCCGCTCAATTTGGTGCTATGTCATGTGAAATGATAGCCAATGAGTTATTGGAGTTCGGAATGGAAGATGGTGTGAAATGGGTTGAAGTATGGGAAGAACAAACGGGAGGTGCAAGAATTGAAATATGATAGTAGAAAACCAATCAAACTTGAAAGTTCATTTTGCGGGATTGGAGAATCAAGACTTTGCAGAAGTTTTACATAAATGTAGTGGTATTAATTATTCATTGTTTACTGTGTTCCCATTTATTGCTCATGAAGTTGGAATTAAGCCAATGAAAATGAAAACATGTACATTAGAATCACCAATATATCTACAAAATGCAAGTCGTCATGCAATAATGGATAGCGGGTTATTTACATTAATGTTTGGCGCACATGCGGGTCAAAGAGATACAAAATTTGTTGAAAAATGGTATAATTTAATTGTAGACTTTGTTCAAAAAATTGGATACACCAAGACAGTAGTTGAAGTTGATTGCCAAAAAATTTTAGGTATTGAAAAAGCATGGGAATTTAGGGAACGAATGAAAAACGATTTACCGAATAATCGTCAAATTAATGTATTTCATAAGGAAGACGGGCAAAAGGGGTTAGATCGCATGATAGAATTTTCTGAATATATTGCAATTTCGGTTCCAGAATTAAGGTCATTAGGCCAAAAAAATTACACCGAAAAAATTGCTAACTATATTAAAAGTAAAAAACCAAGTATTGATATTCATTTGTTGGGATGTACTGAAAATAAATTATTAAAGAGTTTGAATTTTTGTTCAACAGCAGATTCAACAAGTTGGCAGCAAGTAAATAGATTTGGCGTATTAAAATATCACGATGGTGAAAAAACATATTCAGCAAGAAATAGAGATATAGACATTAATAAACTAATGATTAGATATGAAAGGGAATTGCGAACAATTTTATCAAAATGGATGGAAATTAATCCTAAACGATTAGATTATTATTCAAAATATGCAATTGCTGGGGAATTGTTAAAAATGCAATATACTACTTACGCTGGTAATCAAGATTAACATGAAAATACAAAAGAAATATCATTTTTATGCCGCACACCGCAACAAGTCAGCGGGGGAGAAATGCGGAAGAATCCACGGACATACATACGATGTGGTATGTGATTTTGAGTTTAATGAAATCAAAGACGGAATAACAATGTTGTTTTCCGATATTGATGCAAAGGTTGAACCCATCATTAAAAGTCATGACCATTATTTTTTACTGCATGACCAAGATCCATTATGTATTCTATTGGATGCTGTGAACGAACCATATATTAAACTACCATTTGAAACAAGTGCTGAACACATGGCGGTATGGTTATTCAATCGTATTAAGCACGAAGGAGAAATGCCAATTGTAAAAATCCAAATAGGAGAAACCAAAACAAGTACAGTTATTTATGAGCCATAAAACATTACCAATCGCAGAAGTATTTTATTCAATTCAAGGTGAAGGAATCACCACGGGGTATCCATCCGTATTTGTTAGGTTGTCGGGATGCAATTTAATGTGTGGTGGAAACGGAACACAATTTGATGGAGAATTGCACGATGGTGCAACCTGGCGTTGTGATACAATTGAAGTGTGGATGAAAGGAACAATGAAACCATTTGACCAAGTGTTTGATCAAGAATGCAAACAAGCAATCATCAATGGATCAAATCTAATTTTAACGGGTGGTGAACCATTAATGAACCAACAAAAATTGGTGGAGTTTATTCAATATGTGCGTGAAGCATTGAACGAAAATTGTTATGTAGAAGTAGAAACAAACGGAACAATTGAACCCAATGACGAAATGAAACAATTGGTTAACCAATGGAATTGTTCGCCTAAATTAGAAAATTCGGGCAACGATAAAGCCATCAGATATAAACCACAAGTATTAGAAGCATTTAACCAATTGAATACACAATTCAAATTTGTATTGTCATCATGGGAAGATTACACCGAACTGCAAAAGGATTATTCATTTATTGACCATAACAAAATTTGGTTAATGCCATCGGGAGAACACCAAGAGTTATTAAACATTACCAAACCTATCGTTGCAGAGATTGCTAAAAAACATTATCACAAATTTACAAATAGACTACACATCGAAATATGGAACAAAAAAACAGGAGTATAACCTGGGCCGACATTAAGGCACGGGTTGAAAAATTAGACAAGACCAAAAAGTATTACGGAGTACCAAGAGGTGGGCAATACATTGCCGCATTATTAAACCCCGTTGACACTCCCGAAGAAGCCGATTACATTATTGACGATTTGGTGGATTCGGGTGCAACAAAAGACAAGTGGTTAACCATGTACCCAGACAAGCCATTTATTGGATTATTTCAAAAAAGTGAATTTGATTGTTGGTTGGAATTCCCCTGGGAGAAGAAAGGGGAAATTGAGATTGAAGAAAATGTATTACGCATTTTGGAATACTTTGACGATCCAACACGGGAGGGATTAAAAGAAACCCCAAAGAGATATATCAAATTTTTGAAAGAGTTTTTATCACCACCCGATTTCAACTTCACAACCTTTGATGCAGAAGGCACGGATGAAATGATTGTTCAAAAGAATATCCCATTTCATTCACTATGCGAACACCATCTTGCACCATTCTTTGGGGTGGCACATTTAGCATACATCCCAAATGGTAAAATTGTAGGCCTTTCAAAATTGGCAAGATGCGTTGAAATGTATTCCAGGAACTTTCAAAACCAAGAACGAATCACAACACAAATTGCGGAGAAACTTATGAAGGAATTGGATGCCAAAGGGGTTGCAGTTGTATTGGAAGCCCAACATATGTGTATGAGTATGCGTGGAGTAAGAAAGCAAAATGTACCTACAATTACTTCAAAGATGGTTGGGATCTTCAAGGATGATTTGAACTGCCGACAAGAATTTTTAAGATTTATTGAAAAATAATTTGGTATTGCAAATATAAAATGTATCTTCGCCATATGAATATGACAAATAACATTACAATCAACGGCGTTGAAGGATCAATCGCCTACTGCGAAGCAAAAGGATTTTCAAAGATTTTCATGGCATACGCCAACGAGTGTCAACATGAAGACATTATGGAAATTGGATTTAATCCCAATTCTGGCTATGTTTACATAGCCCTTGAAAATGGAATCTCAATTTGTTCTTGCATGGGGCATCAAGTTGACTTTTTGGTCACAAATTTTTACAATGGCGAAGAAACATTTTACGACACTTACAAAGAAGCATTAGAACATGAAAGCGTGGAGGAAGATTGAACGAACATTACCACAAGAAGAAACCCCCGTATTGGTTAAGACCGTGCGGGGTTTTCCCCATGTGGCGGTTTATTATGATGAACAATGGCATTGTTATCACACGGATCAAAGATTACATGTGGTTTACTGGATGCCAATACCCCTAACCCCAGATGAATAATGGCATACGATAGAAACGAATTAGAAGCAACGGCCATCGCCGCAATAAAGAAAAACAAATTGTTTTTTATTCAAGATGTAATTGCATACCTACCATGTACAAGTAGCACATTTTACCACCTCGGCTTGGAAAAATCGGAAAGCATAAAAGAGGCATTGTTGGAAATCAAAACCAACATCAAAGTATCTATGCGTTCCAAATGGTATTTGAGCGAGCAACCCACATTGCAATTGGCGTTAATGAAATTGATAAGTAGCGAAGAAGAACTCCGCAAACTATCCATGAGTCACAATGTGTTGGAGGAAAAAGAGAAACCCATTTTCAATGGTATTGATATAGATGTTGCAGAAAACAACAGCCCAGGTCAAGATTAGTCGGTTACGCAAACGGGTTAGGATTGTAAGGGGTGGAACAAGTAGTTCAAAAACCTTTTCAATTATCCCCTTGCTAATTGATTACGCGGTTAAAAACCCAAAGGTAGAAATCAGCATCGTATCGGAAACCATCCCCCACCTACGGAGGGGTGCTATTCGTGACTTCCTTAAAATCATGGAAATGGTCGGAATGTTTGATCCGTTGAAATGGAACAAATCTTCATGGACTTATTTATTCAGCAACGATAGTTACATTGAATTCTTTTCAGCCGACCAACCACAAAAGTTGAGGGGTGCAAGGCGTGATGTGTTATTTGTAAACGAGTGCAACAACATTGATTGGGAATCATACTACCAAATGGCAATCCGTACCCGTAAATTCATTTACTTGGATTACAACCCCGTGGCGGAATTTTGGGTGGATAGTGAATTGGTAAACGATGCGGATGCGGAAATGATTGTACTAACCTACAAAGACAATGAAGCGTTGGACAAATCAATTGTAAACGAAATTGAAAAGGCACGGGATAGGGCGGAAACATCAAATTATTGGGCCAATTGGTGGCGGGTATATGGGCTTGGTGAGATTGGAAACCTACAAGGGGTTATCTTTTCAAATTGGCAAACCATCGACAAAATACCAGAGGATGCAAGGTTGGTTGGTTGTGGTGTGGATTTCGGTTATACAAACGATCCTACGGCGATTGTTGCCGTTTATGAATACAATGGTCAACGAATAGTTGATGAAGTCGCATACCGCACGGGAATGCTTAATTCGGACATTGCAAGGGCATTGCCCAACCATGTACCCGTTTATGCGGATTCAGCCGAACCAAAATCAATTGATGAGATACGGAGGTATGGAATAAGAATCAAGGGCGTAACCAAAGGCAAAGATTCAATCAACTACGGAATCCAAATCATGCAATCCCAATCCTATTTGGTTACATCTACATCAACAAACCTAATTAAGGAGTTACGGAACTATTGTTGGGATAGTGATGCCCAGGGGCGAACCAACAACACACCGATTGGAACCGACCACGGGATTGATTCATGGCGTTATCACGAAATGATGGCGTTAGGTATTCGTTCAAACTTTGGTCAATACGATATTCGCTAATTGTTAATTTCGTGTGGATTTTGTATATTTGCAACGACAAATAGCAATGAAAGTATTAATAGCGTGTGAGTATAGTGGTGCAGTACGGGATGAATTTATCCGTATGGGCCATGATGCCATGTCGTGTGATTTACTACCCACCGACAAACCTGGGCCACATTACGAAGGCGATGTTTTTGACATAATCAACGATGGATGGGATATGATGATTGCATTTCCACCATGCACACATTTGGCGTTGAGTGGTTCACAATGGTTTGCAGAAAAACAAAAAGATGGAAGGCAAGATGAAGCGTTGCAATTTGTACGGGATTTGATGAACGCAGACATTCCCAAAATTGCTATTGAAAACCCAATCGGAATCATAAGTTCACGAATAAAAAAATACGACCAAATTATCCAACCATATATGTTTGGTGATCCATTTCAAAAATCAACTTGTTTATGGTTGAAAGGATTACAACCATTGATTGCAACCGATGTTGTAGACAAAGGCGAGTTCAAAGAATGGATTGATAAGAACGGCAAAAAGAAACGCCAAGCCACATGGTATGCGGAAACATGGGGGAAAGGTGATTTGCGTTGGAAGATACGCAGTCAAACATTTCCAGGCATAGCCAAGGCCATGGCAGAACAATGGAGTGGGCCACAATTAATTCAAACAAAACTATTATGACAAGCCAATACCAAGAAATACACAACTTAAAACAAGAAATTAAACGACTGCGATTGTTGGTGGTTGAAAACAAGATGCAACACGATCGTGAAATTAAAATGTTGAAACGGGAGATTGTGCAACCCAAAACGGACATTAACAACAATTACACCACCTGGGGTGAAGTGTTACGGGTTATTTGTGAGGTTATGGACATGACACCCGACCAAATTATCACCAAGTCAAGGAAGCGCAAACCAATGTATGCCCGTCATATGTTCAACCACATTTGCCGTAAAAGATTAAACATGACATTCATGGAGATTGGCAACATTTCACACCTTGACCATTCCACCATTATTTCATCGGTTCGGGAATTTACGGATATTTTGGTAACCGATAAGGAGATGCAAAGGTATCACGCCCAGGTTCACACCATCCTACATGAAAGGTTAGTATAAACAATCGCCATTATTGGCGTTTTATGGGTATATGATTGAAACAAAAACCATCATTGTACCCACGGAGTTGAAGGATGTCAAGTTGCATCAAATGTTGGCGTACAATGAATTGAAGGCCGATATGGATGAAACACAAAGACAATTGGAATCGGTTGCCATCTTTTGTGAATTGACCATGAGCGAGGTGAAGGCCATCCCATTTGACATTCTCAAAGATTGTGTGATTAAGATTTCCAAGATGTTGGAATCAAAACCTGTGTTCACCCCCAGGTTCAAAATGAACGGCATCAAATACGGCTTCATCCCAAACATGGATGAATTGTCAACGGGTGAATTTATCGACATTGAAACATACCAAAAAACCCCCAATGATATTTGGAAGGTGTTATCGGTTTTATACCGCCCCATCAGTAAAGAAGGCCAAAACGGAAGGTATGAAATTGCCCCGTACAATGCGGAGTTGAACGCAGATTTCAAGGACATGGATTGCAACACGGCGTTTGGTGCGTTGCTTTTTTTTTGGAGTTTAGGAATCGACTTGTTGAGTTCTATCCAGAAGTATTTGGCGATGGTGAGGAGGGGGGAAGTGTCGATGAAGTACGACTTACCGAAAAATGGGGATGGTTTGGAATGGTCTACCGACTTGCTAACCGAAGTTTCCTCAACCTTGAAGAAGTATATACAAAACCCATTCACTCCGCTTGTATGTGGATCGCTTACGAAAGCGACATTGCGAAGATGGAACAAAAAGCAATTAAACAACGATGAACAATAATCACATAGGAACCGCATTTGAGGTGATGAAAGACATTGCCGATTTGGAGGGGTGGAACTATTCACACGGCACATTAACCGAATTTGATTTCAAGGCGTTTTTGGTATTCCCGTTGATGCATTGTTCAATCCAATCGGTGGCATTGACCGACCAAGTGGCAACCATCCAAATGAATATCATGGTAGCGGATAGGGTTAACTTTTTGAAAACTGAAAACGAACAAGAAAACCTAATCACCGAGTATTCCCAATACGGATACACCGAGAACCAAAACTATGCGAACATCCTACAAGATTTGTATGTGAGATTTTCAAAGGGGTTATGGCGCACGGAACAAGATTATTACAACCAAATCCAATACATACGCCCCATTACTTTTCAACCCTTTGTGGAAACATTGGATTCAGTATTGGCGGGTTACCAAATCACAGTTGGAATTGAGTTAATTAACCCATGGGTTACGGATGGCGATTGCGTATAAAAATAGCGAACAAGTTGTTGCGGAGTATTCCAACAAATGGGCGATTGCGTGTCGTACCTTATTGGAGGTAAAACGCCCACGAACATCAATCCGTGCCAAGTGGAAAAAGGTTGGTGAAGGGTGGACACCCATTTCCGTTTCCAAAAAAACATTCCGTGGTAATTATGTGGCATCGGGGCAATTGGTTAATTCCATCCAAGCATCACCCAAAGGGTTAAACATGGGTATTACCATGAATAAGACCGCCGATTATGTGCAGAACGGAAGAAAGCCAGGCAAGGGCATTCCGTTGGCATCGATGCGGAATTGGACGAAAATGAAACGCATTCAACCACGGGATATGGGAACGGGGAGATTCAAAGGCAAGGCCGATGAAAACGCAATGCGATTTATGATGAACAGAAAAATTAAACACTTTGGTATTGAACCATTCCCATTTGTTACAATGGCACGAAAGGAGATTTTACCATCATTCAATAAGGCATTAACCACGGCAATGGCCAAAGACATAAAAGCAAGATTCAAAAGATGATTTTCAACGAACAACCACAATCCATAGTGGGGTGTAATTCCCCAATCATGTACCAATTTTATGATGCGTTGTACACATCAACGGAGTTCTATTATGAGTGTCAAGTATTTGTGTGGAGTGGCACAACAACATTACCCGCTTCCCCAAATTGGACTATCCAAAGAAAGCCCGACCAATACGGAAGTGGGCGTGGGTGGATTGACATTCATAAACTGGTTCAACAAGAAATAACCGAGGATTTTTTGGTCAACGGAACATACAAACCAAACATCGGTGATGGTGCAAGGCGTGTGGCCGTCAAAGTTCGTGGGGTTTATTTGGTAGGCACTACAACCACATACACAAGTTATGTCACATCAAATGTGATTTTGGCCACGGCGGGTTACACATACACCGCAGAAGGGTGGAACATAGGATACCCAACCAAATATGTATTGACCGACAAAACACAAGTTACCATCACCACCGAAACACCATCGGCATATTTGTGGTATGATGCAACCGTGATTACTTCCATCACTTGTGGGAGTGCCACAGTAACCCCAAACACAGTATCGGGGTTGAGTGCAAACACCATCCAAGGAATCGAAATTAAGCAACTTATGACCGCTGGGGGTGTGTGGGGTACGGATGCCAACATTACCTTCGTTAAAACGGGCGATGATGTGGTAATACCCGTTGATTTTGTGTGCCAAAACAAGTATGGTCAACAAGATGTGTTGTTCCTAAACAAATACGGGGTGTATGATTCGTTTTTATTCAATGGCGTTTATCGTTCCACCTTCGCAGTAACCAAAGAAAAGTACGAACAACCCGTGTTCAAACAAACCGACATGGCCCAGGCATGGACATACGGGGTACCCATCACCACAAGTTACTTGGTAAATTCGGTTGAAACAATGACAGTAAACACGGATTGGATAAGCCAAAACGATGTGAACATAGTTGAACAAATCTTTTATTCAACCAATTTATTGGTGTTGGATGGATCGGCATTATTATCGGCACGAATTTCCGATTCAGCGTTTGAATACAAAACCCGTGTGAATGAAAAGTTGATTTTGTACACCATCCAAATGGAGTATAGCCAACCGAAGATTAATAAAATTGTAAGATGATTAGGTTTTCACTCACTATTGATGGGACACCCGTTGATTTATTCAACGATGAATCTATACCCCTTACAAGGCAGTTGAAGGACTTGATGAACCTTTCCACAGTGTGGACAGATTACACCAAGGATTTCCAAATCCCCGCATCTGAAACAAACAACGCCATATTTGCCAACTGGTTTGATGAAAACATGGTGATGGGTGCATGGAATCCCAATTTGGGAAAGGATGGCACAATCTTCATCCATGGGTTGCCCGTGTTTGAAGGTAGGGTTGAGTTGATAGGGTGCAAGTTCAAAGACGGATTGCCACAACTTTACAACATTATTTTTTATGGCACTACCAAAAAGATATTGGATGCGTGGGGTGAAACCCTAATGAACGAAGTGGATTGGAGTGATTACGACCATACGGCGAGTTATGCCAACATCCTTTCTTCGTGGGATCAAACTTTGGTAGGTGGCGATGTACTTTGGACAATAGCCGATTACAACCAAGGGTTTAGATATTCCAAAATGACGGGTGTAAATGGCAACATTCGTGACCCAAGGGGCGTTGAAATAGACGATTTAAGACCATCAATTAGGTTGCGTGATATGTTGACCACAGTGTTCAGCCAAATCAATCTTACATTGAGTGGTTCATTTTTGTCAAGAACGGAAATGGATGATTTGTATGTGTTGCCAATGCAAACGGCAGGTCCTTTGTACGACCCTGAATATGTATTGCCAGGGACATTTGAAGCAAGTATCAGCCCGTTCACATACACCAAAAAAACATTCGCATCACTCAACTATGTAAAAATCATATTTCCCGCAACAATTGCCAACCCATCGGGCAACTATAATTCAGCAACGGGGATTTACACCGCCAATCGTGCGGGTAATTACACATTCCGTGTGGGTGTTGATGTGAACTTTATTTCGGTACTGAACACCATGATTCAATTTGGTTGGATGGTGAATGGCCGAGTGGTTCAAGTGGACGCATTTCAAAACAACACCATCGGTGCAACGCCCGTATTTTTGAACATCGCGTTGAAAACGGGTGATGAAGTATCGTTTGGTTATTCCACATTCTCGGATGTGACTTGCCCATCCATCATTTATTTCAGTTGCACAAAAGCCCCACAAGGCATCAAAGGCAACACGATAGACATGGGGGACACAATGCCACAAAAACCCATCAAGGACTTTGTGAATGGTGTTTTACAAGGGTTTAACTGCATATTAGTACCCACGGGGGAAACCACAATCGAGATTCACAACCTACAAGATTGGTTTGAACTTGGAACAACACGAAATTGGACACGATTTGTGGATGTTAAGGATATTCAGCACGATAAAATTCCAATCCCACGCCACATTTCATTCACGCATCAGGAATCAACTTGTTTGGCAAATGCTTACTACAAGCAAATCAACCAACGCGAATTTGGTAGTTCAAAATTTATACCCGTGATTGATTACCCAACGGATGAATTCAATGTTGAAACTCCGTTTCATGTTATCGCGCCACAAGCGATGAATGAGGTAAACGCCAACGGCCAATTTGTACGCAAAACGGAATTGAACATTCCCGTGTTCATGGACCAAGACGCCAAGCCAGTGCAACAAGATTACACCTTGTTTTACTATGGGGGAAAACAATCAATTTCCGATCCGTACTATTTTGACAACAACATCCAATATGTGTTGCCATTGATGACACCATATTCGGACTATCCAACTTTATCCACAAGTTATTCAAACGCCTTTGGATTGGAATTGTCATTGCGTGGTGATGCCCCGTTAAACACGATGTATTTGATGTATTGGAACGAATACCTATCCCGTATGTATTCAACGCAATCAAGGGTGGTTAAAATGACTGCAATCTTACCCGTGGGGGAATGGTTGAACCTTGAATTGAACGATACCATCGCCATTTCATCGAATTACTACAAAGTGCAATCAATTCAATACGATATGTTGACCGAACAAGCCAACTTGGAATTGGTTACATACCCCGATGTAAATGTTTTGACATTCACAAGCACTGGACAAAAGCCCGATTTTAGCAATCCAACCGCAACGCCATTTGGTGAAACCTATTTGAAGGATTATTCGGTTGCAAAGGGTATCATGAATTCGTACAAGTTCAACGGCCAAGATTATTTGGACACCAACCAAGATACGGACTACAACAAAAACAATGTGTTTAGTTTGGTTCAACAAATGGACAATGTGCAATCCATTTTGCAATTTAACCAAGTTACAATGTTCCGTAGTACATTGAGTGGTCCATTGTCAACAGATTCTACGACATGGCTAAATATACCAATGGAAGATAGTGAAACGATTGGTTATGTCGACAACATCACATACACATTAGCACCATCCAAATATATTTGCACGGATGGTGGGCAATACAAGTTCACGGCAATGGTTGAAATGGAACAATCAGGAAACAAACACAGTACGATTGCTATTTTGGTAAATGGTATTCCAACAGCGGCATTGGGTGGGATGTCATCCGATTACGGAGTGATAAATTTTAGCACCATTTTGGATTTAGCACCGACAGACGAAGTAACATTGGCATGGAAGCCAAAAACGGGTGGAAGCCACACAATCTATGTCACCAACGCGAACTTTTTAATACTCAAAAAATGATATCATTAATCATAAAATTAGCACAATCCCAAGAATGGTACGGGGTATCCGATGCGGTGGAAATCGCCAAAGGGAAAAACCAATACAAACAAACTTGGAAACAAACCACAAAACACATTAAAAGAAAAATCAAGTCATGGCAGATGAAATCGAATACGAAGTAAAGGTTGATACATCGGAGGTAAAACAAGCGGAAAACGCATTTACACGATTTACCAACAAGGCATCCCAAGCGTTCAGCGGATTGGGTGGAAAACTCAAAGATGTTGGGG